AGAAGAAGAAAAAGATTATAATGAAAGTGTATCTTTCAAAAAACTTCCAAAAAATAAAATTTCTCTTAAAGATATAAAAATAACAATAGAAAAAATTACGCCTATTAAATTAAGTTCTGTCTTGGGTTCTGATCCTAACAACGAATCTTTCAAAAGGAAGGGTTTAACAAAGGAAGAATTCAGACAACAGGTATTTAAGTCAGGGCCAATTTCCCTAGATGATGATCAAATTTGAAGATAAAATAAAATGTATAGACTCACTTATACAAAAAAATAGAGGCAGATGGCGTCTATCTGATATATGCGGTTTTGGATTTGAGGATTTAGCCCAAACAATAAGACTTCATATTTATAACAAGTGGGCTCAATGGGATCAGGAAAGACCATTCGAATACTGGTGTAATAAGATAATAATAAACCAGATAAAGAACACAGTAAGAGATAGATATTCAAGAGATGCCCCTCCTTGCTTCAGCTGCCCATTCGATAGAGGTTCAGATTTATGTGGTTATACTAAGAGCGGAGTAAAATGTGATCAGTGCCCGTCTTTCTGCAAGTGGGCAAAAAAGAAACAAAATAAATTCTTACTAAAAACAGCTCTTTCAATTGATAGTGAGAATTTCAAAGAAACTCAAGATTTTTCTGATCCAATATCTTCTATAAAACTTGAATCCTCTGTTATAAAATTCCATAAGTTTATTTGTCAATTCCTTAATCCTAAAATGGTAAATTTTTATGGATTAATATATATAGAGAATTTAAAAGACGAACAAGTAATAGAAAGACTCAAAAATATAAATGGAAAGGGCATAACTAAAAGACAGCTTATAACTATAAGAAAGAATTTGCAGATTATAGCTAAGAAAAAAATAAGCGAATTCGATCCCGAAGAATGAACACTTCAATAAGAACAAACCTAACTGAAAAATTAGGTAAAAAAATAGATAGAAAGAACATAAACTTATGTGATAAAATAATTTGTCAGCATAAATATGAATTAGATTTAAATCAGCAGGACTATCTAAATGATAATAAGAACTGTAAAGAAAGTAATATCCTATCTCTCGCACAAGAGGTTTATAAGAATTCGAAGCTCATAGAGCAGACAGAGGAGTTCAAGAATGTAAGGAAATTTTTACAAAAATTATGGAGAGGCGGAGAGTATGATAATTATACAGATGAGCAATTAGATTTTCTTTTCGAAAATGCGGAACATTTAACTCCTAAAGAAATAGCCAAAACTCTGTTTCCCGATAAAGAATATATAGTCTCTTTAAGAACTATTACATCCTTATTAGATGCGGCAGGTTTTAGAGAAGTTAAAGATGACGAAAAAATAGAAAGAACGAATGCTAGATATAACTCTCCTAGAACAGATTTGCAAGTTATGAATCTCATAAATAGATCAGATCATTCTGCGAAGTATGATTCTGATAAAATGGATATGAGGAAAAAAGATTCTATTGCTGCTGTGAAAAAATTCTTATCAGCTCCTAGATTCGTCGAAATGATTTCTATGATTACGAATGTAAAACATAGAGAAGTTTTTGAAACAGAATTCGTAAAGGCTGTTTATAATAAACCGGATTTAAATTCAGACGAAGTTAATCTTTATATAGGACTAGCTTTAGAATATGTAACTTTAATCGAGATAAGACAGCAGATAACAATCCTAAATGATAGATTAACAGAGTCTATGTCAGATGATGAAGAGGGCAGAAAATTTACGATGTCTTTATCAGAAGCTTTAAAAGATAAGACAGCAGCTTATAATCATTGCCTAGAAAGAACTCTTAAAATGACACGCTCTTTGAGTGGAGATAGAATTAAGAAGCTAGAAAAACAAGCTTTGGCTAATCAGAGTTTAGCTCAGTTCATTGAACTTGTTCAAGATGAGAAAGAAAGAAGAAGGATGATACTAATCGCTAAAGCAGAAGAGTTCAAAGTCAAAGAAAAAATACAAGAGTTAGAAAACTTTTCAGAGCTTTTTGTTGAAGTTTACGGTGTCGGCAAAGAGGAGGTATTCTCTCTTTAATGAAATGTCTAGAATGTTTATCTGATTTTTCTAGTGAAAAGGGATTACATTTACATGTTTCCAAGAAGCATAAATTCTCTTTGCAGGAATATTACAGTAAACATTTTCCTAGATTCGACAAATTCTCTAATGAACCAATAAAGTTTAAAAATTTTGAAGAGTATTTTTTAACTGATTTCAATTCAAAAGAAAACTTAGCTAATTGGTGTTTCAAAGAAGAGAAAACTATTGTAAGAGATTACATTTGTAAGCTTTTTAAAGCAAGATGCAATAAGAAAAAAACGCTTTTCGTTCCATCTAATATAGAATTGAAAAGTTTATTCTTGCCATCTTGGCAGGGTCTTGTTAAAATCTTTGATACTAAAGAAAATATAATAAAGGCATTAACGAAGCAAGGGCTTAGATTCAAATATGATTATATATCTACTCCCACATTTAGTGATATAGAACCAGAGATTTTAATAGACACTAGAGAACAAAACCCATTAGAGTTTAAAGATTCTAAAAAAATGAAATTGAGTTGTGGTGATTATGGAACATCGGGGCCTTTATTTTCTGATGTTTTTGTGGAGAGAAAAAGCTTAGAAGATTTGATATCAACTTTAGTTTCCGGGGCCGAAAGATTCGATAGAGAAATATCAAGAGCTGAAGATCTCGGTTACTATCTAGTAGTTTTAATAGAGAATAAATTTCAGAATGCTTTAAACTATAGTCCAGAAAAAAGTTTCAGTAAATATATAAATGGAAAGTTTGTTTTCCATAAGATTAGAGAAATTTACGCAAAGTACAATAATATACAATTTATCTTTTCTGATTCTAGAGAAAACTCTAAATATATAATGATAAAGATTTTTCAGATGAAAGAAAGTGTAAAGAAATTCGATTTAGAATTTTTGAAAGATTTTAACCAGATATAAACATGTGGAACGAAGGTGCTCATCCTACCCCTTTTAGGAAATCGACTAATGATGAACTTGATAAAGTCAAAGGGATACTTTCTGAGGCGGAAGCTCAACAATGGTTCGCTAGATATTGTTTAGCTAATCCCGCATTCATGGTTTATCTTTTGACTAGAGTCAAGCTAGATCCTGTACAAGATCTAATGTTAAGATCCTTTATTTTAAAAGATTATTGCCTTGTTGTAGCTGGGCGGGGATTTTCAAAATCTTTCGTAATTTCTTTATTCTGTATAATATATGCTCTAGGCAATCCCGGCGTTAAAATAGGTATAGCCTCGGGAACATTTCGTCAGTCTAAATCTATAATGAAGCAGATTGATAGCTTCGCTTCTCATCCTAAGAACGGAACCTTTTTAAGATCCTGCATAACAAAACAATTATCAAAATCAAGTGACGCTTGGTCAATGGAAATTGGTTATTCGTCTATAACAGCTATCCCTCTAGGTAAAGTTAGAGGTTACAGATTCAATGTTCTTATTGTTGACGAGCTTTTAGTAGTGAGTAAAGAAATCATAGATTCGATTCTTAAGCCGTTCTTGATGGTTAGACAAGATGGCCCTCAGCACGAAGAAATCACAAACGCTCAAAAACTTTTAGTTGCAAATGGAGTTTTAAACCCAGAAGATGTACAACAGTTTTCATCTAACAATAAAATTATTGGTTTATCTTCTGCAAGTTACAAATTTGAATCTCTTTATAGAGATAATTATGTGCCTTATGTAAAAACAATTCTAGACCCAGAAGCTGAGAATGTTAATCATTGCGTTTTCAGAATGTCTTACAGAGCTGCCCCTAAAGGCTTCATGGAAGAATCGGCTATTGAAGACATGAGAAGAACAATGTCTAAGTCCATGTTCGACAGAGAGTTAGAAGCTATATTCGGAGATGATACAGGTGGTTATTTTTCAGCTCAAGCTATCGAAGAAGCAAGTGTAAAACTCGGAGAATATCCTACCGTAAAAATAGTCGGAGATCTAGATAAAAAATACATATTATCAATAGATCCTAACTATAATAATTCTGAAACCTCAGATGACTTTGCAATGGCTGTTCTCGAACTCAATGAAGAGGATGAGTCAGCAACTCTTGTTCATGCTTACGCTTTGCCGAATAGTACCAATGAGAAAAGATGTTTATATTTGAAATACCTTCTTGAAAAGTTCAATGTAGTATACATGATTATAGATAATAGCGGAGGTCCTGCATTCTTGCAGATTGGAAAAGAATTCAAATTGATGCCCAGAGAGTTACATCTTTTTGATCACGATTTCTTGAATTATAATTCCAATGAAGGCATCTTATATTCTAAAAATAATTATGTTCCAAAAGATGGTAAGATAGTTCACTCTCAAGCTTTCGGCGTTGGAGGATGGTTAAGGTTTGCAAATGAAAACTTGCAATGGATGATAGAAAAGAAAAAAATAAGATTTGCCGCTCCAGTATTTAACGATTCAGACTTTCAAAAAGCTATAAATGAAAAATTTCCTATAGAAGATTTACATTATTCTAAGACTCAAGATATTAGTAAAGAAGAAACCAAAGAGATAGCTAAAAATGTTCAAGAGGAAATGAAAGTAGATTTTGTAGAGCATCTAGGAGATGTTATAAATCTAACTAAAAGGGAATGTTCCCTTATAGAAGTCTCCACTAGCCCAAATGGCAATCAACAGTTTGATTTGCCAGCTACAATGAAAAGAGATAGCAATCCTCATAAAGCCCGAAGGGACTCTTACACTGCTCTTCTATTGGGAAGCTGGGGTGTTAAATGTTATTTTGATATGAATAGAGAACAAGAGGTAAATAAATCTTTTGAATTCGTTCCAAGGATGTTTAGATAAATTTTAAGGTTAAAATTAATTTAGTAAGAATTTTTAAGGTTTAAAAGTGTATAGTAGTGTATGGCTCGTAAACCCAAAAGCAACGCTGTAGTTGTAAACTCAGACCCTTTCACTCCAAAGTTCATTTCAGAATCAGCAAGAGACTTAAGAAATAGGGGTACAAATTCTTTCCAGAACCCGTTATCAGGACTTTCAGGGGAAATAGAAAATATTAACAAAGGTGTATCACCTTTCTCAAGAGATAACTCAGGAACTCTAAGTGCTCAACAAGCTATTATCTTGTGTCAAAAAGCTTATTGGAATGTTGCCATATTTAGAAATACTATTGATATTCAAACAGAGTTTGCTAATTCGAAATTACACTTCAGAGGCAAAAATAAAAGATCTGTTAAATTTTACGAGGAATGGTATAAGAAAATAAATGGTTGGTCTTTATCAGAAAGATTTTTTAGAGAATGGTTTAGATCTGGAAATGTTTTTATTTATAAATTCCTGTATAATGTTACGAGTCCTGAAATAAATAAAATGTCTAGAGCTCAAGCTCAGAAAAAAATCCCTTTACGATATACTATTTTAAATCCAGCCGATATGAGAGCTGAGGGGTCAGCAACTTTTGTGAATTTTAATTATTATAAGTTATTGAATACCTACGAGTTAGCTAGACTAAAAACTCCCAAAACAGAAGATGAGAAAAGATTCATGGATTCATTACCTGTTAATATTAGAGAACAAATCAAAAGAGGAGAGTTGCCTGAGATCCCTATAGACACAGAATATCTAACAGCTATATTTTGTGGCAAGCAAGATTATGAAGCTTTGTCTGTGCCAATGTACTATCCTGTTCTTTTTGATATTGATTTAAAGCTAGAGTTCAAGAAGATGGAAAAAGTTATAGCCAGAACCGCTGACTATATGATCCTTTTGATTACAGCTGGTGATAAAGATAGAGATCCTAATACAAATTCAAGAATACTAGCTGCTTTACAAGATTTGTTCGAGATGGAAAGCGTAGGCAGAGTACTAGTGTCTGATTATTCTACTAAAGCAGAATTCATTTTACCAGATTTAAATAAAATCTTGGGACCAGATAAGTATCAAGTAGTTAATCAGGATATTGCTAACGGTTTGATGAATATATTCTGGGGAGATGAGAAGTATGCCAATTCAATGGTAAAAATAAAAGTCTTTCTAGAGAGATTGAATTCAGCTAGACAGGCATTCTTGAATAATTTCTTAATTCCTGAAATGGAGATGATTGCTAATGAACTAGGATTCACTGAAATACCTGAGCCCGTTTTTGATCAAGTAGATTTAAAAGAAGAAATCGAATATATGAAGGTTTATACAAGACTTGCTGAAATTGGCATGTTGACACCAGAAGAACTATTCGAAACTTTAGAAACCCACAGTCTGCCTCTTCCAGAAAACTCAATTGAAGCTCACAATAAATTCAAAGAGCTTAAAGACAAGGGTCTTTATGAGCCAATCATTGGCGGACAGAAAAAAGAGGGAGGCACAGGCCAACCAGCGGGAAGACCAGCAGGAACAAAGGCTCCTCAAACTACTAAAAAGGTTTCACCAATAGGCGCATCTAAATTCAGTTTGCAAAAAATCTCTGAGAATATTAGATTGATTAATGATCTGTCAGAAGCTGTAGAATCGAACTATAGGAAAATGAACAGTATCAAAAGACTCAGTTCCAAGCAGAAAGATTTATGCTGGCATGTAACGGAGTCTATTATCGCCTCTAAAAATGTAAACGATTGGCAATCGGATATTCCTGATTGGATTAAAAATCCCACTATAGTACCGAACGAGGAGACTCTAGAGATCGCAACGGAACACAACGTCTCTATATTCTTGGCTGGACTACTCAAGGAGTCAAAAATTTAGAAAATGAAGAAAAAAGCTTGACTTTCAAAAAAGTGCCGCTACTATAGAAGGACCGCCATACTTCGGCGGCCAAAAACATCAAAATGAAAAATCTAAATAATCCAGAACAAGTAAAACCAGACAATATTATTAATATGGATGAATTCGACATGGAAGATAAAATGTATGTTGAGTTCTTGGAAAAGCAACTCGCGCAATCTATCGTGGAAATGGAAAAGAAGGATAGTGCAATC